TGCCGCACGCAACGCCCTTTTGGTCCAGGGTTTGATAAATGAAAACCGCCAGGAGGGATTCTTTTAAAGGTTGGTTTGGGAGGAACTGATAATTATGCGAATTGGGGTAATGGATATCGGCTAATTTGGGTAAAAGGGAGTGTTCCCGGTGGAATGCTGGCCGTAACGTCAGCAATAGTTGTACCACTAATATTCCCACAGGCATTTAGCGCCAATCCTGTTATTTACTGGTCTGCGGTATCAACACCTTCTGGAGTGGTTTCTGGAGCCGGAGTGATCTCGACTTGCGCCGATCTTACCGCAACAGGAATGTCGATAAATCTTTATAACGCGTCTAACGCAGCCAAACAGATCACCTCTGTCATCGGCTTTGCAATAGGGAAAATGTGATGAAAATTTATTATTCCGCATTTACCGGGGGTTTTTATCGTAATGGTGATAATTTGCCTGCTGATTCAGTTGAAATTTCGGCAGAGAAATTTGAAGAATTAATGCTTCAGCAAGAAAGGGGGATGGTTATTGTACCCGATGCAAAGGGATTACCTGTTGCAATGGAGAATGTTAGAGATCCCGTTGAAACCGCCACTGAATTGAAATACCAAAACTTAAGAGAGGCGTCTAATTTCATCGAGATATTACAGGATGCTGTTGATCTCGGTATGGCTACTGACAACGAGATTGTATTGCTCGCTAAGTGGAAAAAATACCGGGTACTGCTGATGCGTGTGGACATAGCAGCACCCGAATGGCCTAGAATGCCGGACTTTCAGGCCAGTTAATATCCCGTGCGCTGGAGGTATCCACCGCTTCCAGCGCATCCAGATAATCCAGCCATGAATTGTATTGAATGACTTCTTCACTTTTCAGTCGCCCTAACGCCGCTTTGCCTGGCCACTGTTTACCATTCATATAATTATTCGCCTGGTCAATCAGCGTCTGCTTTTGCATTAGAGCTGCCTCTGCTTCTTCATCGTGTGATAATGGAGGAACATTAACCCAGCATGGCAACCCATCAGCGCCAGTTTCGCGGATTTTTCCTGCTGGCTGCTCACTCATAAACTTCATCACGATATCGTCATCCAGTTGCCGGAGATCGGTAAGATCCCATCCCTTTTTTTCATACTGCTCTTTCATTTCTCCAAGAATAAAAACACTATTTTTTGCAGACCATAGATAATTCATTCAATACCCCATAGCACGATAATAAATAATGTTTTGAGTCGGTGAAATAACCGATGCAATAAACGAGTCAAGGTTTGTAGTTCGGTCAAAAACGCCACAGAATCTGGAGCTGGGGTCTTCTGTTTGAAATGAAAACCAAATGCCAGCGCAGAACGTAGGGAACGGAACGGGGTAATTTACGGTAATTTTTTGCCTGCTCGCATTTCCATTTACAATAAAACTTCCCCCGCATTCAATAAGATCGGAAGGGTGTTTTTTTAACCATGATGCACCTTTAGCACCAGCAAAACTCGCCATATCAGGAATTTGGTTAATCCCTGTTCCTACATTTCTTTTCGCCGCTTCCCCTAAACCAACCTTTAAAAGAATCCCTCCTGGCGGTTTTCATTTATCAAACCCTGGACCAAAAGGGCGTTGCGTGCGGCAAAACGTGGCATGCTGAAAGCTTTTAAGGATTTTTTGCATGTTTATTGGTTATGTCAGGGTGTCAACAAATGAACAGAACACGGCTTTGCAAAAGGATGCGCTGTATCGCTCAGGATGTGAGCTGATTTTTGAAGACAAAATGAGCGGCAAAACATCGGACAGGCCGGGGTTAAAAAAGCTGCTGAAAATGCTTTCGCCAGGTGACACCTTTGTCGTCTGGAAGCTGGATCGTCTGGGCAGAAGTATGCGCCATCTGGTCACGCTGATTGAGGAGCTGCGCCTGCGCGGGGTGGCTTTTCAAAGCCTCACCGACAGCATTGATACCAGTACGCCAATGGGACGCTTTTTCTTTCATATTATGGGCGCACTGGCGGAAATGGAGCGTGAACTCATTGTTGAACGCACGCGTGCCGGGCTTAACGCTGCACGCGAGGCGGGCAGAGTCGGTGGTCGGCGGCCCAAACTCACCGCAGAACAGTGGGCGCAGGCGGGCAGACTCCTGGATGCGGGCGAGTCCAGACAGCGCGTTGCACTGATTTTTGATGTGGGAATTTCAACGCTTTACCGCAAATTCCCGGCAGCAAAATGCGATGCGCAGTTGTGCCATGCCCCGTCCAGCGGGGTTGAATAGCCACTGTTAGTCCGGCAGGAGAAACTATCACTCACCCAAACACCACGGAGTTAAAACGGATGAGTGATTTCCATCATGGCGTACAGGTTGTCGAAATTAACGACGGCACCCGCGTCATTTCCACAGTCTCAACCGCGATTGTTGGCATGGTCTGTACGGCCAGCGATGCAGATGCGGCGACATTTCCTCTCAATGAACCAGTGCTGATTACCAGCGTGCAGAGCGCGATTGCCAAAGCCGGTAAAAAAGGCACGCTGGCGGCCTCTTTACAGGCGATTGCCGATCAGGCGAAACCCGTTGTTGTCGTTGTACGTGTTGAAGAAGGCACGGGCGATGATGAGCAGGCGGCGCTGGCGCAGACGGTGTCTAACATCATCGGCACCACCGACGCTAACGGCAAATATACCGGCCTGAAAGCTCTGCTCACCGCAGAAGCGGTCACCGGCGTTAAGCCGCGTATTCTTGGCGTGCCGGGCTTCGATACTCTTGAAGTGGCAACCGCGCTGGCACCTGTTTGTCAGAAGCTGCGCGCGTTCGGTTACATCAGCGCCTGGGGCTGTAAAACCGTCTCTGAGGCCATCCTGTATCGCGATAATTTCAGCCAGCGCGAGCTGATGGTGATCTGGCCGGATTTCCTGACCTGGAATACGGCAACCAGCACCACGGCTAACGCTTTCACCACCGCGCGTGCACTTGGATTGCGCGCCAAAATCGACCAGGAGCAGGGCTGGCATAAAACCCTGTCTAACGTGGGCGTGAACGGGGTGACCGGGATCAGCGCTTCGGTCTTCTGGGATTTGCAGGAATCCGGCACCGACGCCGATCTGCTCAACGAAGCGGGCGTCACCACGCTTGTGCGCAAAGATGGCTTCCGCTTCTGGGGCAACCGCACCTGTTCAGACGATCCGTTATTCCTCTTTGAGAGCTATACCCGCACCGCGCAGGTGATCGCCGACACGATGGCAGAAGCGCACATGTGGGCTATCGATAAGCCGGTTACCGCGACGCTTATCCGCGACATCATTGACGGCATCAATGCCAAATTCCGCGAGCTGAAAACCAGCGGCTATATCGTGGATGCGACCTGCTGGTTTGATGAAGACGCCAACGACGCGCAAAGCGTGAAAGCCGGAAAACTGTATATCGATTATGACTATACGCCGGTTCCCCCTCTCGAAAATCTGACCCTGCGCCAGCGCATCACCGATAAATATCTGGTGAATCTGGTGTCCTCGGTCAACAGCAATTAAGGAGCCTGACCTCATGGCAATGCCGCGCAAACTTAAATTAATGAACGTCTTTCTGAACGGCTACAGCTATCAGGGCGTCGCCAAATCTATCACGCTGCCGAAGCTCACCCGCAAGCTGGAGAACTATCGCGGCGCGGGGATGAACGGGATCGCGACGATTGATCTCGGTCTGGATGACGATGCCCTGTCGATGGAGTGGTCCCTCGGTGGTTTCCCGGACGCGGTGATCTGGGAGCTGTACGGGGCGAGCGGTGCAGATGCGGTGCCGATCCGCTTCGCAGGCTCCTATCAGCGCGACGATACCGGCGACACGGTGGCGGTTGAGGTGGTCATGCGTGGCCGCCAGAAAGAGATCGACACTGGCGAAAATAAGCCGGGCGAAGATACCGAAGCCAAAATCTCGGTGGTCTGTACCTACTACAAACTGACCATCGACGGTAAAGAGCTGGTGGAGATCGACACCATCAACATAATTGAGAAGATTAACGGCGTCGATCGACTGGAGCAGCATCGCCGCAATATCGGCCTGTAATGTTTTCCCGGCCAGCACGTCTGGCCGGGCCCTTCTGATAACCCACTGAAACGAGAAAACAATGAGCAACGAAATCACAGTTACCCTGGAAAAGCCGGTTAAACGCGGTGAGCAGAGCGTTGAGCAGGTCACGCTGATGAAACCGAACGCGGGCACGTTGCGCGGTGTGAGTCTGGCCGCCGTCGCCAACTCGGAAGTTGACGCGCTGATAAAAGTCCTGCCGCGTATGACCGCCCCGATGCTGACTGAGCAGGAGATCGCCGCGCTGGAGCTGCCCGATCTGGTCGCACTGGCCGGCAAGGTGGTCAGTTTTTTGTCGCCGAGTTTGGCGAAGTAGCCTTCCCGAAAAAACTGTCAGTCGATGACCTGATGGCGGATATCGCGGTGATTTTTCACTGGCCGCCAACGGAGTTATACCCGATGAGCCTGAGTGAGCTCATCACCTGGCGCGAAAAAGCGCTTCAGCGAAGCGGATACACAGATGAGTAAAAACGTTGCATTAAAGATATTACTCAACGCCGTTGACCAGGCCAAACGGCTGCTTAACCCCATTAAAACAAACGGTGAAGCGCTTGTCGGTAAGGCGTCGGCGATAGGCGAGACCGGCTGGAGCATGGCCAGTACGGGCCTGGATGCGGGTACGACGTTGCTGAAACCCGGCTACGATCTCGCGCAAATAAGCACGGAGCTTCAGGCCATTTTAGCGCTGGAGACAGCCTCGCCGGAGATGGCGGCGTTGCAAACACAGGCCCGGCAGCTGGGTGATTCGACCTCCGCCAGCGCAGCACAGGCGGCGTCGGCGCAGATTATTGTTGCCCGGTCTGGCGCAGATAAAGACGGCGTACTTGCCCAGGCCCCGGCCGTTTTGAACCTGTCACTGGCAAACCAGGCGTCGATGGAGGATAACGCCCAACTGCTGATCGGCACCAAAGAGGCGTTCGGGCTGGCGGATGATAAGGCGATGCACATTGCTGATGTGATCACCACAACGCTTGAGAAAAGCCATCTTTCTTTTGAGGAACTGAGCACCTCTTTAACCACCGTTGCACCGGTGGCGAAGAGCGCGGGTGTCAGCTTTGAGGAGGCGGCAGCGATGGTCGTTACGCTTAATGAGGCTGACATCAGGGGCGCAGACGCCGGGGCGGGAAGCCGGGCGGTGCTCGAACGGCTAAGCGCGCCAACGGAGCAGGCACAAAATGCCATTAGGGCGCTTGGCGTCAGCACTACCGATGACAAAGGCAATGCCCTGCCGGTGATGGCCATTTTGCAGGCGTTGCAGACCAGCTTCACCAAAAATAATGTCGATCCTGCCCGGCGTGACAGCGACATGAATGTGATTTTCGGCGAAGAAAACCGCCCGGCGGCGACAGTGCTGATGACCGCTGCCGCCAACGGCCAGCTCGCCACGCAAACCACCGCGCTGAAAACATCCGACGGCAGGACCGGGCAGCAGATTGCTGTCAGGGAGAACAACCTGGGCGGCGATCTGGCGGGGTTGCAGTCGGCGTATGAGTCCATCGGCACGGATCTGTTTATTCAGCAGGAGTCGTTGCTGCGTGGACTGGTGCAGACCGCCACCAATTTTGTGCGGGCGCTTGATGGCTGGATCCAGCGCAACCAGGGGCTGGCGCAGACGCTCGGCGCTATCGCCATCGCGGTGACGGTCGTGGCAGGGGCGCTGGGCGGTATCGGGCTGGCTGTTGGGCCGGTGATGACCGGGATCGGGGCAATTATCACCGTAGCGGGGGGACTCGGCACGGTGTTCTCCGTGGTAAGCGGCGCGATCATTGCGGCGGTGGGGGCGATAACCTGGCCCGTCGTGGGTGTGGTGGCGGCGATCGCTGCCGGTGCGCTGCTCATTCAACAATTCTGGGAACCCATCAGCGCGTTTTTCCAGGGCGTGGTGGCAGGGATACGTTTCGCCTTTGCCCCGCTCGGTCAGTTGTTTTCACCGCTGGCCCCGATGTTCAACTGGCTGGGCGAAAAACTTCAGGCCGTCGGGCAATGGTTCAGCGATTTGCTGACGCCCGTGACCTGGGCCGAATCATCTCTTAATAGCTGCCGCGATGCCGGGCTGAGACTGGGTATGGAACTGGCTTCCGCCTTCAGCGCACCGCTGGTGGCCATCGATATGCTGTGGAATAAAGCGACCGGGCTTCTGGAGAAACTGGGGCTGGTGAAGAAGGAGTCGACGGAGCTGGATAAGTTGCCGAAAAGCGCCGCTCCACTGCCGGTGACGCCAGTGTTAGCCGCCGCCAGCGGCGTTCCTCCCCTGGCGTCGTCAACCGGTAAGGCTGTGACGGCCATTAGCCCTGTGCAGCCGGTTCAGGCACCGGTGGGTAATAGCCATACGGATAACAGCAACACGAACCTGAACTTTTATATGACGGCGTCTCCTGATCAGGGGCAGCAGTTCAGGCAGCAAGTCATCAGTGTTCTGGAGGAGCATGAGCGTAATAAGGCCATGCAGCGTAATTCCGCGATGCGGTACTAATGGAGGGTAAAAACCATGATGCTCGCACTGGGTATGTTTGTTTTTATGCGTCAGACGCTGCCTTATCAATCGATCAGGCACGATACGGACTATAACTGGCCGTCGAATAAACGGATCGGTAAGCGCAACGCGTTTCAGTTTACCGGCCCCGGGGATGAGACTATCACCCTTACCGGTGCGCTTTATCCTGAGCTGACCGGGGGCACGCTGAGCCTTACCGCACTGCGGCTGATGGCGGCCGGGGGCAGATCGTGGCCGCTGCTGGATGGCTACGGGCTGATCTACGGCATGTACGTTATTAAGAATGTGAGCGAGACCGGCTCCAGCCTTTATCCGGACGGCTCGCCACGCAAAATCGATTTTACGGTCACGCTCACGCGCGTCGATGAGTCGCTGGTGGCGATGTTTGGCGATCTTAAAGAACAGGTGGTCACGCTCGTTAACAAAGCGACTGGCATGTTGGGGGCCGGTAATGTTTTATGAGCTAACCAATAACCTGGGCGGTGTGCGCACGCCTGATTTTTTGCTGCTGCTCGGCAAAAAAGATATCACCCGCAATATCAGTAAACGCCTGATTAGCCTGACGTTGACTGATAATCGCGGGTTTGAAACTGACCAGCTCGACATTGTGCTGGACGATAGCGACGGAGAAATCGAGCTGCCCGCGCGTAATGCGGTTCTGACGCTCTTTCTGGGCTGGAAAGAAAAGGTGCTGAAGGAGAAGGGCAGCTTTACCGTGGATACGATTGAGCATCGCGGGGATTCGGCGGATACGGTAAGAATTACCGCCCGCAGTGCCAATCTGGGTGGGACGCTTAATGCCAGCAGGGAGATGTCGTGGCATGACACAACGCTTGGGGCGATTGTCGAAAGTATTGCCGTTAACCACGAGCTGATCCCGGCCATTGCGCCGGAGCTGGCGAAGATACCTATTTCGCATATCGATAAATCTCTGGAGTCCGACGTGGTTTTTCTTACCCGTCTGGCCGATCAGTACGGCGCAACGGTTGCGATCAAGGCGCGCAAACTGCTGTTCCTGAAGGCGGGGAAGGGCGTGACGGCCAGCGGGGAGCCCATTGCACCTGTCACCATCACCCGTGGCGACGGCGATCGACATCTGTTTAGCATTACCGATCGAGACAACTATTCCGGCGTGACGGCACAGTGGCTGGATACTAAAAATCCACAGCAGCAACAGCAAAATGTGAAGGTTGAACATCAGTCACCGCCGACAAAGCAAAATGAATATCTGCTGGGTAAAGCGGGCAATGTCTTTGCCATTAAGAAAATCTTTGCCAACAAAGCGCAGGCGGAACGCGCTGCACAAGCCCAATGGGACAGGCTGCAGCGCGATAAGGTGCTTTTTACCATTAACCTCGCGATCGGACGGGAAACGCTTTACCCGGAAACACCGGTTAATGTGACGGGGTTTAAAAGCATTATTGATGCCCAGCCATGGGTTATCACAAAACTTGTTCATACTCTCGACAGCAATGGCTACACCACAGCGCTGACGCTTGAAGTGAATAACGCTGAGGTGGAATACTCGGAAGTTATAAAAAGTGAATAAATCGATGGTCAGTAACTCACTTTTTGAGTATTATTAATTCACAAAAAGTGAATTAAGAGGTGAGAACATGTTCCATTGTCCTAAATGCCAGCACGCGGCACATGCGCGCACCAGTCGTTACCTGAGTGAAAACACCAAGGAACGCTACCATCAATGCACGAATATTCAATGCAGTTGTACGTTTGTGACGATGGAGTCGGTAGAGCGCTATATCGTGTCGTCCGGTAAGAACAACACGGCATCGCAAAGCGGGCAACGAGCGTGATTAAAGGCAACAAAAAAGCCACCGTCAAAGGTGGCTTAGTTTTATGATTTTACTGCTAAAATTTGGTGGCCCCTGCTGGGTTTGAACCAGCGACCAAGCGATTATGAGTCCGAATTATAAATCAATAAAAACAGTAAGTTACATATGTTTCAAACACATAGCGGTTCGTATGCTATCGAATATTGTTAAATAGTGATAAGCCCTGCTGCCATTTTGCTGCCACTTATCAGATTGAGTGGGTTAAGCATAACAGCTTCTGTTAGGTGGTCCGGCGCGAAATGGGCGTAGCGCATTGTGACCTTAATATCTGTGTGACCCAATATGCGTTGTAGTACCAGAATATTGCCGCCACGCATCATGAAGTGGCTAGCAAAAGTATGACGTAATACGTGAGAGAGTTGACCATCAGGCAGTTCAATACCAGCGCGTCTTATTGCGCCTCTAAACGCGGAATAGCAGCCAGTAAAAAGAGGCGCTGATGTTCGGTTTTTGGGTAGTAAGTTGTAAAGTTCTTCACTAATTGGAACGGCGCGATTCTTTTTGCCTTTTGTTTTGATGAATGTGATTTTGCCGGGGCTTATCTGCTTCCCTGTTAAACTTTCGGCCTCTCCCCATCGCGCGCCGGTCGCAAGGCAGATTTTAACAATGGTTGTTAAATCCTCCGCTTTGCTTCTCCCGCACTCTTCAAGTAAACACGATGCTTCTTCAATTGTGAGCCAAGCAAGCTCAACCTCCGCAATTTTAAACTCTCTGACGTTTTCAAGGGGGTTTGGCGCTGTCCAATCATCCAGTCTTTTCAGTTCATTGAACATGGCCCGAAAATATGCCAACTCAAGATTTACAGTGCGCGGAGTTACAGCCTTCACGCGGTCAGAGCGCGTAATTTTTCCGCTCAAACGCTGCTCACGGTAGGTTGAGAATAATTTTGCGTTAAATTCAGTTGCCAGCGGATCACCCATGGCAAGGCAAGCAAATTCCATCGCGCTCTTACGTTTTTCGCCATCGGCAAGAGTAACGCCGTGCGCATTGTACCAGGCGGTGACTAAATCCCTGACTCGACGTTTATCTACTTTCTCTCCCAACCAGGGTTTATCCTGCGCCTGTTCTTTTGCATGACGTTCGAATGCCAGGGCTTCCCCTTTAGTGGCGAACTGGCGACGAATGCGCCGCCCATCTCTCCCGTTTGGGAATACCTGAGCTTGCCACTTTCCATTAGCCAGTTTATTTACAGCCAATTAATGTCCCTCTATCTGCATTAAACATACTGCTCAATTTTGCTTACCACTTTCCCCAGAGCTTTTACTTCATAGGCTGCACATTCAAAAGATGCCGGGCCATTTTCAATTTTTAATCTGCTGCCCGGTAAGCGATAAATCTGTCGGACGCTGGCGAAGCCATCGATCTCGATAAGCCATACTCCATCGTTAATCTCACCATTAAACTCATCCGCAAGATATAAAGAGGACTCGAATCTAACGAAGAACGGTGCTGTGGTATTTTTTGGCATAAGGCAAGAATCGAAACGCACATGCACAGAGTCAGTGATTAACCCGTTTGTGATTTCTCTTAATCGCAAAGTTAATCCATGCTCTTCACTTCTTTCTTTTGCAGGCTCGCCCTGTCCAGTAGTAAGCCATAGCATAGATGCGCCAGTATCAAGGTGGCATGCGATTAGCCAGTCATGCGGGAAAGTGTCACGCATCCAACGGTTTGCCATAGTGCTTTGCGATACGCCCAAATGATCACATAAGGCCTGCCGGGTGCTGAATCCATATGCCTGAAGCATACGTGTGATGGCGTCCTTGCCGCCGTGCTGTGATGAGAAATTAAATGCCGAAATCGCGAATGGGTTTTCTTTATCGTTTGACATATTTATTTTGCGATCCTATCATCGGTTTTGTGGTGTTCGGAATAAGTGCGAATACATCCGAATAGTGAAGTTTTAAACACAAACTGAGGAATAGTGCATCATGAAAAGCAATTTTTCAATGCGCCCAAGTATTAACGTTGTGGTGCCTGAACCCTTCATAACTCTGGATGAGTTCTGCCGTCGTACTGGCTACAAGCTCAGTTATGTACGCAAAATGATCAGCGATGGGCGTCTCCCTATTCGTAAAAAAGACGGTTCAAACAGCCTGGTTGAGGTGAACATGTTCGCCTTAACAATGGAAGCTGCTCAGGGCTGTGAAATCTCAATGCAGGCTTGATAGTTCCATTTTGGGATAAAAAAGGACTTACAACATGTTAGATTTTCGCGTTTCCTCACATGCTCACTTTGATGAGGCTTGCCGTAAATTTGCGACTACTCACAGCGTTAGAGAGCTGGCAGAAAAAGCAGGGATTAAACCCCACACGCTTTATAACAAGCTCAACCCGGAACAGCCGCACCAGTTAACGCCGCGTGAAATTTGGGTGTTGACCGATCTGACGGAAGACTCAACCCTGGTTGATGGTTTTCTGGCACAAATTCATTGCCTGCCGTGCGTACCGGTTAACGAGCTGGCACCCGAGAAAATGCAGACCTATATCATGCGTGCAATGGGTGAGCTTGGTGAACTGGCTACCGGTGCAATATCTGCGGAACGCCTGACGCCCGCCCGCAAGCGCGGAATGATTGAGTGCGTTAATTCTGGTATCCGCATGCTGACTTTAACAGCGATCGCAATGCAGGCTCGCGTCCAGGGTAATCCGGCAATGGCAAGCGTGGTCGATTCTGTAAGCGGCATTGGTGCGTCATTCGGGGTGATGTGAGATGAGCATGAATAACGGCCCGTCATTCGCGTCATTGTTGGTACGTCAAAGCCCGTCTATGCATTACGGCCACGGGTGGATTGCAGGTGAAGACGGGAAGCGCTGGCATCCAAGCCGCGATCAGTCGGCATTATTAAATGAGCTGCACGCTGTGCACGCCATGTCTTTTGTTAACCGGGTAAAAACTTTTATGAGGTCGATATGATTAATAACATGTCTGCGCCAATTAATGCCGGTGCAGTGCCATTTAATAATGCTGGTTGCAGCCAGCCCGCGAAAATGTCTGGTGAGGAATGTTTCGCACGGTTTCATCAGAAATTAAAAGCCACGCAAAACGGTGCGCTGCGTAATTTCAATAAGCTAAGTGATGACTTTAAATTTGTTGTCATGACGCTGGCAAACCGTGAGCAACCAGGCGCTTTTAAAAGTGATGAGGTTGGAAAGCCATTTGAATACTTTGATCAGCCTCGCCGTGTAATGTTGATTAAAGCTATGAATGAGATAGCGCGCTGGGGGGAAATATTACCCCGCCGTTTCTCGCTTCATGAAAGCGTAATACCTGAGTAAATAACCCAAACGTAATTAATGGCGTAAACCCGCCGGGCATTCTTTTGCCCTAAATCTGGAGTAAGAAAAATGAAGTTGCGAAATATTGAAAAACGTAAGACTCAAATCGGCGCGGATGACGCCGGGTTAAATAGTTTGTTGACGGCGGCGCGCATGGAAGAACGCCGGGGGCGTGCTGATGTGATGGCCGCGCGTCTTGAAAAACTGGCCGTGTTTATTACCCAGGGCGGTTTAAACGGTGCTGAGGCCGCAGAGCTGCTGCGCGTGGAAGCGGTCATCATCGTTAACGAAGCGCAGGAGATCCACTAATGGCTGACTCTATCGATCTGGCTCAACAGCGCGAGCACGACGAGCGCGAGCGCCACATCAACGCAGCCCGCGCCAAAAAGCCGGGCGTGTCCCGTGTTCATTGCGCTGCCTGCGATGCACCAATCCCGCCAGCCCGCCGCCGTGCCCTTCCGGGCGTGCAGTGCTGCGTCACCTGTCAGGAAATCGCAGAGCTGAAAGGCAGGCATTACAACGGGGGTGCGGTGTGAGCACTGTTGTGAAATGGGCGGGAAATAAAACCGCCGTCATGCCGGAACTGATTAAGCACTTGCCAAAAGGCCCGCGACTGGTTGAACCTTTCGCGGGTTCTTGTGCTGTCATGATGGCAACAGACTATCCTCATTATCTTGTCGCTGATATTAATCCAGACCTGATTAATCTTTATCAGGTGATTAAGAATGATGTTGAATACTTCATCAAAGAGGGCAAGTATCTTTTTGAAGCTCGTAATGATTCAGAGGCATATTATAAGACGAGGCAAGAGTTTAACGTGCGTCATGGTGGCGCAATTGAACGCGCATTGTATTTCTTATATTTAAATCGCCATGGTTATCGTGGACTGTGCCGCTATAACTTGAGCGGTCATTTTAATGTCCCTTACGGGAATTATAAAAATCCGTATTTTCCTGAAAATGAAATACGCGCTTTTGCAGAAAAGGCGCAACGTGCAACGTTTATCTGCGCCAGCTATGACGAGACACTGGCACTGCTACAGACGGGGGATGTGGTTTATTGTGATCCGCCGTATGACGGCACCTTTGCCGGTTATCACACCGCCGGGTTTACTGAGGATGATCAGTATCATCTGGCGTCAATTCTTGAGCGCCGGTCATCAGAAGGTCACCGGGTTGTTGTGTCCAATAGTGACACGGCTCTGACTCGCTCGTTATATCGAACTTTCAACTACCACCGCATTACGGCAAAGCGCAGCATGGGCGTGGCCGCCGGTGAATCGAAGTCAGCGCAGGAAATTATTGCGGTATCAAAAGACCCTGTTTTTTTTGGCGTGGATTATGCGGTTGCGGCTGATTTTTCATTTTTCCATATGGCGCAACCGTGAGCAGCCAGGCCTATGCATGGAACGCGCCCCGCGAAGCTATCGCAAGCCCGTACCTCACACACGAACAACAGCACCGCCGCGATCAACTGATTGCGGCGCTGCTGCATGCCCGTAATGAGCTGGAAAAGCAGCCAGACTGTGTGCGTTACGACGTGCGCCGCCGGGCTGATGAGCTGGAGCGGCATCACGATGTTCAGCGAGCCAATGCCTTCCTCGTGAATTTCACCCGGAGGGCATTGCCGCGCCTTGAGCTGGTTAAAAAGAGTTATGCCATCACGGGGATCGGCGCTGATACTTCCGCCGCTACGTTTGGCGGGCGTTTTGACGCTGCCGATATCCGTTTCATGGCGTCCCGCCTGGTTAACATGACGGCCCGTTTTAATCGTCTGCCGGATATGTCCAAAGCCGATATTGATCTGCTGGCTGGCGATATTTCCAACTTCATCATCTCGGAACTGGGAACGATTGAAGCTGAGGAAGGGAGCGATCTTAAAACGCTGCATGCGTCTTACATGTGTGCCGCCCGTATTACCCATCATTTCCGTAACGTTCCGCCGTTGTGGGAGCGCATTACCACGAAGTTTGTCAGCGCTGAGGATGTAGGCCCGGCGGTTCTGCGCATGACTACAGAAAAGTGGTGGACTGGTCGCCTTCGTCGCGTTGCGGCTGAGTGGCGCGAACATCTGCAAATTGCTCTCGGCAACGTCAGCAAAAAGAAAAAAGCCTACGCCAGCAAAAGCTGTGTTGCTGAATGGCGCGAGCAGAAACGTCGCACCCGTGAATTTCTCAAGGGGATGGAACTTGAGGACGAAGAAGGCAACCGCATCAGCCTGATCGACAAATATGATGGCAGCGTTGCTAATCCGGCAATCCGGCGTTGTGAACTGATGACCCGCATCCGGGGATTTGAAAACATCTGTAATGAACTGGGCTATGTCGGGGAGTTCTACACTCTGACCGCGCCGTCAAAATTCCACGCCACCACGCGCGGCGGCTACCGGAACACGAAGTGGGATGGCTCCAGCCCTGCCGATACGCAACGCTATTTAACCGGCCTTTGGGCGAAGATTCGCGCCAAGCTACACCGCGACGAGATCCGCGTTTTCGGGATCCGTGTCGCCGAACCTCATCACGACGGCACTCCGCACTGGCACATGCTGATGTTTATGCTGCCGGAAGATGTTGAGCGCGTCCGCGCCATCATCGGCAAATATGCCCGCAAGGAAGATGGTCAGGAACTGAGAAGCGAGAAGGCGCGCAAAGCGCGTTTTCACGCTGAGGCTATCGATCCTGATAAGGGCAGCGCTACCGGGTACGTGGCTAAATACATTTCAAAGAACATCGACGGCTACGCCCTGGACGATGAAACCGACGACGAAAGCGGCGAAAGCCTCAAAGAGACAGCCCCCGCCGTTTCCGCGTGGGCGGCCCGCTGGCACATCCGGCAGTTTCAGTTTGTAGGCGGCGCGCCGGTGACGGTTTACCGTGAATTGCGCCGCATGGCTGATGCAGAGACGGCGCGCGGGCTGAGTGTAGAATTTGCGCTGGTTCACGATGCTGCTGATGCAGGGGACTGGGCCGGATACGTTAATGCTCAGGGCGGCCCGTTCGTTCGTCGTGACGATCTACAGGTGCGCACATGGTACGAAGCCAGCGAGACGGTTAATGATTACGGCGAAGAGTGCGTGCGCGTGCGTGGCGTATATGACACCGAAGTTGGCGACGGCTCCCCGATTGTGACCCGCGTGGTGCAGTGGAAGATTGTACCGAAGCGCGCCGTTGACCTGGCCGTTGACGTTAAGGGCGCTCCTGCGCCCTCTCGGAGTTCTGTCAATAACTGTACGGGGGATCCGTTAAAGGATCCGGGCGAGATTCCGCCGGTAGACCTTACGCGACCGCTTAACCGCCGCGAGCGCAGGCAACTGACAGAGCGGATTAAGAAGAAAAAGCAGGCCGCCGGGCAAAAATTCGACCACGTAACACAGAAAAACGCGGCGGCCATAGCCAGAGTGATCGATGAAATGAATGTTTTAACTGGTGAAATACTTAGCCAGGGTGAGGCGCTATCTCTGATTTCTGGATCGAGGCTGTTTATTGGCGGGCACTGGCGCAGAGCGTCGGCCAGTGGTGATGTTTATGCGGCAATTTTGCCTGCCTCAGCCAAAGCAAAAGGCATTATGCAAAGAGTTCGTAAGCTCGAAGAGTCTGCAAAACAAGCTGGTTAACCATTGTTGCGCTTAACATTTTTTCCCAGAAATATCCGATTACTTTTCAGAAAACAATTTACATCGGTAAATTCCTCATATACTGTAAATATAATCAGTGGTTATTTGTACAGTTGTTTTGAAAGGGAGGAAAAATGGAAGACTATTTTCTGGAGTCGATGAAGCTCCAGCGCATTGATTTTTTCATCAAACTTGTTGCGGCCAGCGAGTGCAGCGAAGAAGAAAAGCGGCTGGCTATCCAGTGGGTTTCTGAGCTGACCGATGAGTTAATGGCAAAAATACGAAGCCATGAGTACAACCTAACAATGGACGTTTCCAGTTAATGGGGGCTGTATGCGAATTGAAATAATGATCGATAAAGAGCAGAAGATTAGCCAGTCGACACTGGACGCCCTTGAATCCGAGCTTTACCGGAATTTGCAGCCCCTTTACCCGAAGACGGCGATCCGCATCCGAAAGGGCAGCGCGAACGGCGTCGAGCTGAGCGGCCTTAAGCTGGACGAAGAAAAAAAACAGGTAATGGAAATTTTGCAGCACGTGTGGGAAGACGATAGCTGGCTGCAATAGTAAACGCTGCCCGCGCTAAAACTGGTTTTATCGCGGGCAGGGTTGAGCAACGAGCGAAAGCGAGGCGGTAGAAACATTTTTTTGATTGGCTCTTACACTTTTTTACATCTTCTGCTTGCTGTTGTTATGATGGATCTGCTTTGTTACTACACACGTAAAGGGATGATATGGGAACTATTTTAGCCTTACTTTCTGTGGCTTTTTTTTTGGCTTTTATCGTTGGCTTGTTCAGGCCTTCCTTAGTTAAAATGCCGAGCCGAAAAAGAGCAGCCTTAGTCTATTTTGGGGGAAGCATAGTTTTTAGCGTCATTGGTTCGATTGTTGATCCGGTGGCTAAACCTCCAGCAGAAGCTGTTGCACCGACTACTCCTGTGGCTGAAAAGACCGCTCAGGAAAAACCATTTGAATATGCTGACGTAAGCTTGGGCGACTATAAGAATAAGCCTGAGAAAACAAGACACGATATTGTTGATAACTTCAACGACTACAAACAAATAGTGGCTTCAAGGGCAGAAAGTATGTATGCATGCTTGAGTCAATACAGCTTTACCAAAGCCCCCGAGCTTAAACTCGATGAGGTGCTGGGTTGGTGTTATGCAGAGTATGAACGTTCGCCATCCAGCCTCAGCGATAGAATTAATTTTGATAACTTCCAAGAGAACTTTAGCGCTTGGGATGGTTCTTACCGTCCGCTTGAAACCATGATTAAAGAAAGTATGAATGATGACTCTTCATATGATCATGTTTCTACGACTTACCGTCTTGTTCTAAATAAAGACCAGCATGCGGTTGTGAAAACAATTTTCCGTGGAAAAAATGCTTATGGTGCTGTTGTAAAAGATTCAGTAACAGCTCGCGTTAACATCCAATCCGGTAAGGTCGAGAAAATTTTACAGTAAAATTTATTCATTTTAGCGCCTGTTAGACCGATGCATGCATAAGTTGCATGAATTTGAATGATCGATTGAGGATCGTTATCACCGAAGCCCGCCAGCACTGGCGGGCTTTTGCGTGGTAAATGCACCTGCATTAAAACCGACACATAAAGCGGGCAGGCGAGGCGGGGATAGCACTGCGCGCTGAGCGTGATTTTTATTTATTTTTTTGAAAATTTTTTGAGATTTTTTTTCGGGAAAAAATTTGCGGGTGGGATTTGCATGTTGAAGATGTGAAAAGAGGCCGGGGAAAGGTGAAAAAAAAGCCGCCCGTAGGCGGCGCGGCGGCATTAGTCTTCGATGTTAAGTGTGTAATCCTGAAAGCGGATCACTTCCTCGCCCGCCCATCGGTTAATCTCTTTGAACCGTTCCTGCAATGGCGTCAGCTCGTTACGCACAAATACCTGAGCCGCTTTTACCACATCCCCGAAACCGCCGGTATTATTCGGGATCATCCCCATAAGCTGGGGCGGTACGCGGTGAGCGCTAAGCAGGTCACTTTCACTGACTTTTTTTATGTTAAAAAAGTCGTCTTTCGTCGCCACTTCGCTGAGCGGAATAATTTTTATTCCGTCAGCTTTGCCGTTCGGCGCGTAGAAAAAGAGGTTTTTGAAATTACCCATGCCCTTTGAGCTGCGCATCGCATCGCGCATCGCTTCCACGTCGGTGCTGCTCTGCGCGGAGTCGGTCACGTACATGATGTAACCCGCATGCGCGCCGTTCTGGTAATACTTGCGGCGGTACAATGTCGCCGACTCATTCAGCCAGGCCGAATTAAGCGCACTGAGATATTCCGGCATGCCGTAAATCTCCTGGTTAATGTCCGGCTCAAGCAGGTGAAAAACCGATCCGGGGTCGAACTGATGCGGCTGAATAAACGACGGCACCCACCAGTAAACGTCCTGCTCCACGCCGCGCCGGGTGTATTTTGCCGGTGATGTTTCCAGTTGCATCACTCGGCCTGTGGCACTCATACGCTTTTCTAAAAACGCATTCCCGAACACTAAAAAATCCAGCACAAACCGGCTGAAATCCTGCTGCGACAAAAGCGGGTGCGGAATAAACGTGGAAGCCAGAATGTTACGTTTAACGTAAATCGGTGAGCTGTGGTGAACGGCAGCACGCAGGCTTTTCGCCAGCCCAATAAAACTGACAGGCGGCTCATACCATTTGCCGTTACTGATGCACTCCACGTAATCAAGAATGTCCCGGCGATCGAGCACCGGCGACGGTTCGCCAAAGGTAAATGCTTCCATTTTTGGCGCATCATTAGGCGTGTGGTTTACCGCTTTGACTGGCTGCGGCCTTCGGTTTTTTCGCTTTGACATTAGTTAAACTCCAGAATGGAAGACGACGCCATGCCGCTACCGGCGCTGAGCGGTTCGTTAATCAGTACATGCATGGTGGCCCAGGCTAAATCCGCGTGGCTGGCTTCTTCGGTTCGGCTGGCCTCATAGGTGGAGCTGCGCCCGCTGCCGGTCATGGTTTTGCGGATCGACATAAATGACTGCGTGATATCCGTGGCGCTGACGTCATACTCGAGACAGCCGCGCGTGATGGTGTCTTTTGCCTTAAGCACCATTGCGGTTTTAACTTCCGGGGTATAACGAATCTCACGCGCTGCCGGATAAAACGAGCGAACCAGCTGATAAACACCCTGGCCGATGCCGGTGGCGTCGATCGCAATGTATTCGACGTTATATTTTTCGGTAAGCGCGCGGATAGAATTGGCCTGCTCTGCAAAATCCATCCCTTTCCACTGATGGCGCTCAAGGATGCGGAATTTGCCGCCGCTGACGAGTGGCGGCGCGATAACCACGCACCCGGCGCTGTCGCCACGGTGAGACGGGTCATAACCGATCCACACTGGCCGGTAGCCGAAGGGCCGGTCAGCGAACGGCGCGAAATCTTCCCATTCTTCCATGCTGTCAACCATGCAGCGCTGTAGCTCCTCAAACGGGAATACAGACGCCTTATCATCGACAAACTCGCACATAAAAAGGTTACGGAAATCATCTGCGCTGTTTTCGCGTTTCAGCGTGTCCAGGTCAAACAGGGTACAGCCACCGGCGAGCGCGTCCTCAATGGTGACAATCTGCCGCCACTGACCGTCCGCGCAGACAACCCCGGCGGCTAATGCGTTATGACTGATATCGATCTCCACGCGTTCGCTGGCACTGGCGCGGCCCTTGTTGAACAGCTCACCAGACCAGAACGGATATGCGCCATGGCCGAGCGAGGAGGGCGTCGAAAAATAGGTCGTGCGCAGGTGCTTCTGTGATGCCATACCCGACGCGACTTTGCGCAGGCGCTGAAAGTTCGGGATCCAGAAAATCTCATCGACGTACAGGTCGCCGTTATGGCTCTGTGCGGTGTTGGAGTTTGTACCGAGAAAAAGCATTTCTGCGCCATTATTGCCGATGACAATCGGGTCGCCGGTCAGGTCAACGTCAACCAGTCGGGCAAAAGCGATGATATATTTTCTGAATACATGGGCTTGGGTTTTACTCGCGGATAAAAAAATCTGGTTCTGACCTGTTTTAAGCGCTCGCAATAATGCCTCGCGTGCAAAATAAAAGGTTGCCCCAATCTGGCGAGATTTCAGGATGTGGCGAATACGGTGCAAAAGCCCCGCTTTGTGCCAGCCGAGCTGATAATCAAATGACTGATCGAAAAATATTTCTTCCAGCTTCGTGATAGCCTCATCGCTGAAATAATTCTTTTTCGGCTTCCGGCGCTCGCCTTTATTCCGGTTCGCCACGTTCGGATTTAAATCCGCCTCGTTTCCGGTCTGGCCGTAGCGGTTTACACGGGCGAGACGCTCCATCTGGCGCGACAGAAAATCCGCCACTTTAAAATCATGCGCGGTTAAATCCGGCTTTGCATAGAGCTGGATAAGCCGCGCCTCAAGCGTGCTCTCAACCCGGTTAAGCGGTGCGGTTGCGTCCCACTCATCGCGCTGTTTCCAGCTCTGAACGGTCGGACGTTTGGTCTTTAGCATCTCTGCGATTTGCGGCACGGAAAATCCCTGCCAGTACAACAGCGCGGCCTGACGGCGCGGATCATGTAATAGCGTGGTGTCGGTGGTGATGGTCATGAATGCCTCGCTGTAAGTGGTTCAGGGCAAGGCTACGGAAAGGGGAGGCGCTAATCGCTAACGCGCTGTTGTAGGGGAGATAAGCCATCACGAATTGATAGCCGTCACGGTGGCACGTCGGGAAACTAAGCCTGACCAAACGTGCAAACTTAATCAGGACACCTGACGATGGCAAAAAAAGTATCGAAATTCTTCCGCATCGGTGTTGAGGGCGACACCTGTGACGGTCGCGTTATCAGCGCAACCGATCTCCAGGAAATGGCCTCAACATTTGATCCCCGCGTCTACGGTTGCCGCATCAACCTTGAACACCTGCGCGGCATTTATCCCGACGGCGCTCTCGGTCGTTACGGCGATGTTGTCGAGCTGAAAGCTGAAAAGATTGATGACGATTCCGCGCTTAACGGCAAGTTGGCGCTGTTCGGCAAAATCGCCCCGCTCGACAATCTGGTCGAAATGGTGGGTAAGGGCCAGAAAGTTTATACCTCAATGGAAATCCAGCCGAACTTTGCCAATACCGGCAAATGCTATCTGGTTGGTCTGGCGGTCACTGACGATCCGGCCAGCCTCGGCACCGAATATCTGGAGTTCTGTCGCACCGCGAAAACCAACCCGCTTAACCGCTTTAAAACGAACCCGGAAAACCTGATCTCCGTTGCGACCCTGGCCGAGCTGGAATTTGAAGACCAGGCAGAAAACGTATTCGCAAAATTAAGCGACACCGTGAAAGCCATTTTTGGGCGCAAGCAGGCGACCGATGACGCCCGTTTAGCTGATGTACATGAAGCGGTAACGGTGGTCAGCGAGCACGTACAGGTAAGCCTGAGCGCAACGGAAAAACGTCTCGCTGATATGGAAACTGCATTCAGCACGCTCAAAACGGACGTAACCACCCAGACCGGGGAAATCAGTGAGCAATTTAAGACGCTGAAAACCTCTCTCGATAACACCGAAAACCCCCGCCAGCCTCGCCGTGAGTTAAGCACTGGCGGCGGCGGTGAGGCCGTTCTGACGAACTGCTGACCGGACGGTATCCGGCAAACGCAGTAAACCCCGATTAACTGATTTCAGGAATAAATATGCGCCAAGCAACCCGTTTTAAATTTAATGTCTTTCTGTCACGCATCGCTGAGCTGAACGGTATTGACGTAGGCGACACGTCAAAAAAATTCACCGTTGACCCGTCTGTGACGCAGACCCTGATGGATACGGTGCAGGAGTCATCCGACTTTCTGACCCGCATCAATATCGTGCCGGTGAACGAGCTTAAGGGCGAAAAAGTGGGCGTGGGTGTGAGTGGCTCAATTGCCAGCACCACGGACACCGCAGGTGGTGACGAACGCCAGACGCAGGACTTTGCGAAGCTGGAGTCCAATAAATACGAATGCGATCAAATTAACTTTGATTTCCATCTTCGTTACAAAACCCTTGATCTGTGGGCGCGTTTTCAGGACTTCCAGTTACGCATTCGCAACGCCATCATCAAGCGTCAGGCGCTTGATTTCATTATGGCGGGCTTTAATGGCGTGCGCCGTGCAGACACGTCGAACCGCGTCACCAATCCAATGTTGCAGGATGTCGCAGTAGGCTGGCTGGAGAAATACCGGAAAGAAGCGCCTGCGCGCGTCATGAGCAAAGTCACCGATGAAGAAGGTGTCGTGGTTTCCGCTGTGATCCGCGTTGGTGAAAATGGCGACTACGCCAATCTTGACGCGCTGGTCATGGATGCCACCAACAATCTGATCGCGCCGTGGTATCAGGAAGACCCGGATCTGGTTGTCGTCGTTGGTCGTAAATTACTGGCCGATAAATATTTCCCGATCGTGAACAAAGAACAGGATAACAGCGACATGCTCGCCGCTGACGTGATTATCAGTCAGAAGCGCATCGGTAATCTGCCAGCGGTTCGCGTGCCGTTCTTCCCGGCTGATGCGCTGCTGGTCACTCGCCTGGATAACCTTTCCATCTATTTCATGGATGAAAGTCATCGCCGTGTAATCGAAGAAAACGCGAAACGTGACCGCGTGGAAAATTACGAGTCAATGAATATTGATTACGTGATTGAAGATTACGCCGCCGGTTGCCTGGTGGAAAACATCAAGGTCGGTAAATTCGCACCGGCTGAGGCTGTTACCCAGGCTGATGCACCGGCAGAAACTGTTGCTCCGGCTGATGTTCCGCCGCAGGGAGAGTAAATCATGACGAGTCCCGCAGAGCGTCACATGATGCGGGTCTCGGCCATTACCACCGCGCAGCGGAAAGATAACCCGCTGCGTCATGCCACTGCCTACGAGCAGATGCTGGTTAAGCTGGCCGCAGACCAACGCACGTTAAAAGGCATTTTTTCCACTGAGCGTAAGGCCGTTAAAAAGCGCGAGCTGTTGCCATTTTATCTGCCGTGGGTGAGTGGTGTGCTTACGCAGGGGAAGGGCGCACAGGATGACATTCTGATGACGGTCATGCTGTGGCGTCTCGATGCCGGTGATATTGCCGGTGCGCTTGAAATTGCCCGCTACGCCCTGCGCTACGGCCTGAGCATGCCCGGTAAACACAAACGCACGCCACCTTATCTGTTTGCCGAAGAAGTGGCGCTGGCCGCGATGCGCTCACACGCTGCCGGTGAGCCGGTGAATATTTCCCTGCTGCTCGACTGCCTTGCGCTGACGGCGACGGCAGACATGCCCGACGCCGTGCGCGCGAAGCTGCACAAAATTATTGGCGTGGTGCTGCGTGATACCGGCCAGCCTGCCGATGCGCTTTCACACCTGCAACGGGCAATGCAGCTCGACAGCATGGCCGGGGTGAAAAAAGACATTGAGCGGCTTACGCGCGAACTGCGCCCCGTATCCGAAGCGCCACACAAAAAGACCGCAACCACGCGCAAGCGTAAGCCCGTCAGTGCGACGCCTGCGAAGCGTGGAAGACCGAGAAAAAACGCCACTTAACCGAATGCGCCCCGCGCCGGGCGGCACGCCGGTGAAGGCGGTTTTTACCTGACCTGAAACCGGCGTCCACCGCCCACCCTTTTCAGAGGTAGTCATGACGACGCTGATTATTACAAAAGAAGAACCTCGCGGCGAAACGGTGATCAGTCCGCCGACTGCACCCGCTGAGCCGGTGATTAAAAATACCTTTTTTTTCCCGGATATCGATCCGGTCAAAGTGCGCGAGCTGATGCGCCTTGAGCAGACCGTGCCCCCGGCCCGGCTGCGTCAGGCGATTAAAACGGCAATCTCAGAAACCAATGCGGAGCTGTACGACTACCGCGCGCAACAGATGGCGGCGGGCTTTAAAAGTCTGGCGGAAGTGCCTTCCGAAGTGATCGACGGTGAGCGCGAAAAGGTGGCGCTGTACCTTGAGGCGGTCATGGCAATGACCACCGCCACGCTTTACGAAAAATACCGCGGCGCTGACGCCAGCGCGAAAGGGGACAAGAAAGCCGACAGTATCGATCCGACTATCGACAACCTCTGGCGTGATATGCGCTGGGCGGTCGCCCGCTTGCAGGACAGGCCGCGCTGTATCGTGAGTCAAATCTGATGAGGGTTTACGCGCAACAGGGTGACACCCTCGATCAGATTTGCACCCGGTATTACGGGCGCACGTCTGGTGCGGTTGAGGCTGTTCTTCTGGCTAACCCAGGCCTGGCCGATTTGGGGGCGGTGCTGCCACACGGTGCCGCTGTCGATCTGCCGGATGTTCAATCCTCGCCGGTCACGGAAACCGTTAATTTGTGGGACTGACAATGGAAAAAATTACCACGTATATCACCTACTGGCTGTCGGTGGCGCTGGCATGGTTTGGCACGCAGACGCCGGAGAGTTTTGCGCTCATCGTCGGTGCTGGCTGCGCCATTTTCACGGCGCTGGTTAATTTCTGGTATCGCCGCCGGACGCTTAAATACCTCCAGTCTCTGGGGCTTGATGAGGGGGTGATGCGTGAATTCATTCGTTAAGCGTTGCAGTGTGGCCGCTGTGCTGGCGCTGGCGGCACTGGTGCCTGACTTTCGTTTACTTCATACCTCGCGGGATGGTCTGGCGCTGATCGCCGATCTTGAGGGATGCCGTCTGCGTCCCTACCAGTGCAGCGCGGGAGTATGGACGTCAGGCATCGGCCACACTGCGGGGGTGGTGCCGAAAGGCGATATCACCGAACGTCAGGCGGCGGAGAATTTAGTCGCTGATGTGCTGAACGTTGAGCGCAGGCTTGCCGCCTGTGCGCCGGTCACAATGCCGCAACCGGTCTATGACGCGGTGGTGAGCTTTGCCTTTAATGTTGGCACCGGCGCGGCCTGCCGCTCAACCCTGGTCGGCTTTATTAAGCGCCAGCAATGGCCGCAGGCGTGCGATCAACTCACCCGCTGGGTGTTCGTCAACGGCGTCAAAAATAAGGGGCTGGAAAACCGCCGCCTGCGTGAACGGGCTTACTGCATAAAGGGAGCAAAATGAAAACGCTGATGGTTTTACTCATTCTGGCTGTGCTCGGTCTGGCCTGGCTGCGACATGAGAATGCCACGCTGAGCCGGTCATTTGAGAAAGCGAATAAGGTAGCCAGTGAGCAGAAAAAAACGATCGGCACGCTGCAAAATCAGCTCGCTATCGTCACTGACCGGGCAAATAAAAACGAGCAGGCGCAGGTTTCGCTGCGCCAGAAGCTGGAAGCCGCCGGAGAGCGGGCGGCAAAGCGCCAGCAAACTATCGAGAGGTTACTCAATGAAAATGCAGAGTTTCGCCGCTGGTATGGCGCTGATTTGCCTGATGCTGTGCGCAGGGTGCACCGACGCCCCGCCTGTGTCTCCGCCGGTGATTGTTTACAGCGGCTGTCCGAAAGTGAGCCTGTGCCCGATGCCGGGCAGCGATCCGCAAACTAACGGCGATCTGAGCGCTGATATCCGCCAACTGGAGCGGGCGTTAGAAAACTGCGCGCTCCAGGTGGAAACCATCAAGCAATGTCAGGACGATTTGAATGTTAAAACCTGAAAGCCTGCGTGATGCGCTGACAAAATCCGTGCCGGTGCTGAAACAAAACCCCGACATGCTGCGCCTGTATGTCGATAACGGGCAGATTGCCTCGACGCTGGCGGCCTCGCTGTCATTCGAAAAGCGCTACATGCTAAACGTGACGGTGACAGATTTTAAGGACGATCTCGATCTGTTGCTGGTTCCGGTGCTGGCATGGCTGCGCGAGCATCAGCCGGATATCATGACGACTGACGAAGGCATGAAAAAGGGCTTTACGTGGTACTGCGATATCAATAACGACAGCAGCGTCGATATCAGTATCAGCCTGTTAATCACTGAGCGCACCCTGGTGAAACAGGTCGATACCGCGTTGCATATCAGCAATATCCCCGAGCCTGCGCCACCGGAGCCGGTCACGCGCCCGATGGCGCTATACATCCGCGATGAACTGGTGAGCACGTGGCATGAGTGATCTAAAGCCCTTTGACGAAAGGCTCGCCGCGCTGATTGCGGCACTGTCACCGGCTGGCCGTCGGAGTCTGAGCGTTGAAATTGCCAGAACGCTGCGCCAGAGCCAGCAGAAGCGTATTAAAGCGCAGCGCGCCCCCGATGGCACCGCCTATGAAGAACGTCAGCCGCAGCAGTCGATCCGGGGCAAGAAGGGCCGCGTTAAGCGGGAGATGTTCGCAAAGCTGCGTACCAATCGCTACATGAAAGCCAGCGGCAACGACAATGAAGCGGTAGTGGAATTTACAGGCAAGGTGCAGCGCATCGCCCGCGTTCACCAGTACGGCCAGCGGGATCGCCCATCGCGTAACGGCAGGGCGGTATTGTACCCGGTGCGCCAGTTGCTTGGCTTCTCTGAGGCTGACCGGCAGTTAGTCGAAAGCGCAATTATCCATCATCTGGCCGAGTAATCGTTGTACCACTTCCCACAAAACCAGTCCTGATTGATGCCGCCTTTCCCCGGCGGCATCCTTTTCGGTATGAACACACTCGCAAATATTCAGGAACTCGCCCGCGCGCTGCGCAACATGATACGCACCGGTGTCATCGTCGAAACTGACCTTGAAACCGGGCGCTGTCGTGTGCAGACCGGCGGCATCCATACCGACTGGCTCCAGTGGCTGACACACCGGGCGGGGCGCTCGCGCACGTGGTGGGCACCCTCAATCGGTGAGCAAGTGCTAATTCTCGCCGTGGGCGGGGAGCTGGATACCGCTTTTGTGCTGCCGGGGATTTTTTCTGATGACCACCCGGCACCGTCGGCATCAGCGGATGCGTGGCACGTCACCTTTCCCGATGGTGCAGTTATTGAGTACGAGCCGAAGACCAGCGCACTGACCGCCAGCGGCATGAAAACCGCCAGCGTTACCGCGTCTGAGTCCATCACCGCCACCGCGCCGGTGGTGCTGGTCAAAGCCTCCACGCGTATCACTCTTGATACCCCGGAAGTGGTCTGCACCAGTAAGCTGATCACCGCCACGCTGGAAGTGCAGAAGGGCGGCAAGATGAGCGGAAATATTGCGCACACCGGCGGCGCGTTTACGTCGAACGGCGTGCAAATTGACAGCCACGATCACGGCAGCGTGCAGAGCGGCGGAAGCTGGACGAAGGGGGTTAAATGACAGCGCGTTATCTCGGTCTGAGCCGAACCGATGGCCGCACGATTACCGATGCTGAGCACATCAGCCAGAGCCTGGGCGACATTCTGCGAACGCCTGTTGGTTCAAGGGTGATGCGGCGTGATTACGGTTCGCTGTTGTCGGCAATGATTGACCAGCCGCAAACACCCGCGCTGGAGCTGCAAGTCAGGGTGGCGTGCTACATGGCGATCCTGAAATGGGAGCCGCGCATCAGTGTCACCTCTGTCACCACAGAACGCCGGTTCGACGGGCAAATGATTGTCACTCTGACAGGCCAGCTAACCGACACTGGCGAAAATGTTACGCTAAACCTTCCTGTGAGTTGAAACCATGCCAATTATCGATCTGAGTCAGCTACCCGTGCCGGATGTGGTCGAGGCGCTTGATTATGAGAGCATCCTCGCCGCGCGTAAGGCGACACTGATTTCTCTTTACCCCGGCGATCAGCAGGACGCTATCGCGCGCACGCTGGCGCTGGAGTCTGAACCGCTGACCAAATTTCTTGAGGAAAACGCCTACCGCGAAGTGATCTGGCGTCAGCGCGTCAACGAAGCCGCCCGCGCGGTGATGCTGGCTTATGCGAAGGGTAGCGATCTTGATGTGATGGCCGCCAACAATAACACCGGACGGCTGACCATCTCCCCGGCAGACGACGCCGCAATCCCGCCAGTGGCGGCGGTAATGGAATCTGATACTGATTTACGCCTGCGCGCGCAACAGGCTTTTGAAGGGCTGAGCGTGGCCGGGCCGGTCGGCGCGTATGAATACCACGGGCGCAGTGCTGACGGGCGCGTGGCGGATATTTCCGTTATCAGTCCGACGCCTGCCAGCGTGACCATCACCGTGCTGTCACGTGAGGGTGACGGCACAGCCAGCGCTGATTTGCTGGCCGTGGTGGAAAAAGCGCTGAATGCTGAAGATGTGCGCCCGGTGGGTGACCGGGTGACGGTACAGAGCGCGCAGATCATCAACTATCAGATTGAGGCAAAACTCTTTTTCTACCCCGGCCCGGAAGCAGAGCCGATCCGCCGGGCAGCCGAACAGCGGTTGCAGGATTACATCCGCTCGCAGCGCCGTATCGGGCGCGATATCCGTCAGTCTGCCATTTACGCCGCGCTCCACGTCGAAGGCGTGCAGCGCGTGGAACTGACCGCGCCGGTGGCTGACATTGTGCTCGACAAGCGCCAGGCATCTTACTGCACGCACTATCAAATCGCCGCAGGGGGTACAGATGAGTGATGACCGCCTTTTGCCGGTTGGTTCCTCCGCGCTGGAAGTGGCCGCCACCCGTGCAGCAGCAGAAATTACCCGCGTGCCGGTGCCGCTGCGCCAGCTCTGGGATCCGTGGCAATGCCCGGTGGCACTTCTGCCCTGGCTCGCATGGGCGCTGTCGGTAGACCGCTGGGATTTTAACTGGCCGGAAGCCACAAAACGCAGCGTCATCGCTTCCTCGTTTTATGTCCATCAGCACAAGGGCACCATCAGTGCGCTGCGCCGTGTCGTTGAGCCGCTCGGCTATCTGATCGAGGTGCGGGAGTGGTGGCAGCTCAATGAGGAGCCGGGCACATTTCGCCTGGTGGTTGGCGTGCTGGACAGCGGCATCACCGACGAAATGTATTACGAGCTTGAGCGTCTGATTGAGGATGCAAAACCAGCCAGTCGTCACCTGATCGGGCTTGCCATCAGCCTGAGCACAACGGGAAACGCGTTTGTCGGCGCGGGTTGTTACCTCGGCGACGCCCTGACTGTTTACCCTTACATCCCCGAGACGATCACCGTCGGCGGGGAATATTACCCGGCTTCGGCCATTCATCTGATCGATAACCTGAGAGTGAGCGCATGACCGCGAAATATTATGCCATTCTGACCAATCAAGGCGCGGCGCGGCTGGCGAACGCTGCGGCGCTTGGTACCAAAGTAAACCTTACGCAAATGGCTGTTGGCGATGCTAACGGCGTACTCCCGACGCCTGACCCGTCGCAGACGACGCTGATTAACCGCAGACGAATTGCACCCATTAACCTGCTGACCATTGACCCCAACAATACCAGCCAGATTATCGCCGAGCAGATTATCCCGGAAGACGAAGGCGGTTGGTGGATCCGTGAGATTGGTCTGTACGACAGCGACGGCGTCCTGATTGCCGTGGCGAACTGCCCGGAGACCTATAAGCCGCAGCTCCAGGAAGGCAGTGGACGCACCCAGACCATCCGCATGATCCTGATCGTGTCGAACGCCGACGCGGTAACCCTGAAAATCGACCCGGCGGTCGTGCTGGCTACCCGTAAATACGTTGATGATAAAGTTATTGAGGTTAAGGCGTATGCCGACAACCTGATGGCGGCCCATCTCGCGGCGGCTAACCCGCATAATCAGTACGCGTCGAAAGACTCCCCGGCGCTGACCGGCAAGCCCACCGCGCCGACGGCGGCGCAGTCGTCAAATGACACGCAGCTCGCAACCACGGCATTTGTGAAAGCGGCACTGACCGCGCTGATTGATTCCTCACCGGCAGCGCTGGATACACTGAATGAACTGGCCGCCGCGCTGGGTGACGATCCGAACTTTGCCGCCACCATGACAACGGAACTGTCTAAAAAAATGGATAAAGCCCGCAACGGGGCGGATATTCCGGACGTAGCCGCATTTCTCGCAAACCTTGGCTGGCGGGAGTCAGGTTCTAGCTTTCAGATTGGCTCAAAGATAATTAAATTTGGTAACTCTGAAGCCGCAGTTCCAGTCAGCGGTTACCAGTTTTCTTTTCCAACGCCTTTTCCTTCCGTGTGCTATGCGCTGGTAGTTACTGCGTGGCAGGTGCCTATCGGTCATACCGGGCGTAATAAAGTTGGTGCGAAACTGACTGTATCAGACGGGGTCACGTCCGCCGGGTTTGACTATATTGCAATAGGAGCCTAATCATGAAATATGTCTGGTCAGCGAGTAACAACGCCTTTTTTGAAAAAGGCCAACTTGAGAATTTTATTTCTGCTGGTTGGTTACTGAGTGATATCGTCGATGTGGACAACGACACATTCAATGAATTTGTAAATCCGCCTGCTGGCAAAGTAAGAGTAGTTAAGAAAGGTCTTCCTGCGTGGGATGATATTCCCCCCCCATCACAGGATGAACTTATCTCCTATGCAGAACAACAAAAGCAAATGAGGATTGACGATGCGTTACAGTCAGTCAGCGTTATTCAGTTAAAACTACAGGCAGGGCGAAAATTAACGAGTGAAGAGGCCGTTAAGTTAAATCAGACTCTGGATTATATTGACGCGGTGGAAGCTACAGACACCTCCGCCGCGCCGGATATAAGCTGGCCCGCTATACCGGTTTAACAGGCCAGCTAATGTCGGGTGTTGTTGCGGTATCAACCCGCATCAACAGCACCCGCCTTTTTTTCCAGTTGGTAAGCTCGCGGGCTTCTTTGTCTGTTTCAATTCCTGCATCAGCCGCATCCTGTCGCCAGGCTAATCGCTGCCGGTGAAACACGTCAGCGGGTGGCGCTGATTTATAAAACGGGTGTCTCGACCCTGTACCGGAAATTTCCCGCACAGCCGGGTGATGTTTTGTCGTTGTGCCAGTCTCAGACCAACCCTGATAAATAGCCCCCGGCGTAATGCACCCTGAAAATACACTCACCCCAAACCACGGAGTTAAACGGATGAGTGATTTTCATCACGGCGTACAGGTCGTCGAAATCAACGACGGCACGCGCGTCATTTCCACAGTCTCAACCGCGATTATCGGCATGGTCTGTACGGCCAGCGATGCAGACGCGGCAACTTTCCCCCTCAATGAGCCGGTGCTCATCACCGGTGTTCAAAGCGCGATTGGCAAAGCCGGTAAAAAAGGCACGCTGTCCGCCGCACTCCAGGCTATCGCCGATCAGTCAAAACCCGTTGTCATCGTTGTGCGCGTCGAAGAAGGCACGGGAGATGATGAAGAGGAGGCTTTCGCGCAGACGGTATCTAACATCATCGGCACCACCGACGAAAACGGCAAATACACCGGGCTTAAGGCGCTGCTGACCGCCGAAGCGGTGACGGGCGTCAAGCCGCGCATTCTCGGCGTGCCGGGGCTGGATAATCAGGCCGTGGCTACGGCGCTGGTTTCGGTGTGTCAGAAGCTGCGCGCGTTCGGCTATGTCAGCGCGTGGAACTGTAAAACCGTCTCCGACGCCATGAATTACCGCGAGAATTTCAGTGCCCGCGAGCTGATGGTGATCTGGCCGGATTTTCTCGCCTGGGATACGGCGAAGAACGCCAGCGCCACGGCGTACGCGACAGCACGCGCGCTGGGGCTGCGCGCCCGAATCGACCAGGAGCAGGGCTGGCATAAAACGCTTTCTAACGTGGGCGTAAATGGTGTCACCGGGATCAGTGCGTCGGTGTTCTGGGATTTGCAGGAAACCGGCACTGATGCCGACCTGCTCAACGAGGCGGGCGTGACCACGCTTATTCGTAAAGATGGTTTTCGCTTCTGGGGTAACCGCTCCTGCTCTGATGATCCGCTGTTCCTGTTTGAGAACTACACCCGCACCGCGCAGGTGCTGGCCGATACGATGGCCGCCGCGCACATGTGGGCGGTGGACAGGCCCGTCACAGCAACGCTTATCCGCGATATCGTGGACGGTATCAACGCCAAATTCCGCGAGCTGAAAACGGCAGGGTATATCGTTGACGCAACGTGCTGGTTTGACGAAGAAGCCAACGACGCGGAAACCCTGAAAGCCGGGAAGTTGTTTATTGACTACGACTACACCCCGGTTCCCCCGCTCGAAAACCTGACCCTGCGCCAGCGCATCACCGATAAATATCTGGCGACGCTGGTTTCCTCGGTCAACAGCAATTAAGAGGCCCGACTAAATGGCAATGCCGCGCAAACTTAAGTTAATGAACGTCTTCCTGAACGGCTACAGCTATCAGGGGGTTGCTAAATCGATCACCCTGCCGAAGCTGACACGCAAGCTGGAGAATTATCGCGGCGCGGGTATGAACGGTGCCGCAACGATTGATCTGGGCCTTGATGATGATGCCCTGTCGATGGAGTGGTCACTCGGTGGCTTCCCTGACTCCGTGATCTGGGAGCTGTACGGCGCAACGGGTGCCGATGCGGTGCCGATCCGCTTTGCGGGATCCTACCAGCGCGACGATACCGGCGACACGGTGGCCGTAGAAGTGGTGGTTCGTGGCCGTCAGAAGGAAATCGACACCGGCGAAGGCAAGCAGGGTGAAGATACCGAATCGAAAATCTCGGTTTCCTGCACCTATTACAAGCTCACCATCGACGGTAAAGAGCTGGTTGAAATCGACACCATCAACATGATCGAGAAGGTGAACGGCGTTGACCGGCTGGAGCAGCACCGCCGCAATATCGGCCTGTAATTTATCAGCCGGTCAGGAAACTGGCCGGTTAACCCGGAATTAATAAAGCGAGAATCTCATGAGCAAAGAAAACGTTGTTACCCTGGAAAATCCGGTTAAGCGTGGCGAGCAGGTTTTTGAACAAATCACCGTCATGAAACCCACCGCCGGAACGCTGCGCGGCGTCAGTCTGGCAGCGGTGGCAAACTCCGAAGTGGACGCGCTGATCAAAGTGCTGCCACGCATGACCGCCCCAATGCTCACCGAGCAGGAAGTCGCCGGGCTGGAATTACCTGATCTTGTGGCGCTCGCGGGTCAGGTGGTGGGTTTTTTGTCTCCGAGTTCGGCGCAGTAGACTTCCCAAAAAACATGTCGGTCGATGACCTGATGGCGGATATCGCAGTGATTTTTCACTGGCCGCCATCAGAGCTTTACCCCATGAGCCTGACTGAGCTAATCACATGGCGCGAAAAAGCGCTCCAGCGAAGCGGAAACACCAATGAGTGACAAGGTTAAATTACAGGTATTACTCAAAGCTGTTGATCAGGCATCACGGCCCTTTAAGGCTGTGCAGGAAGCAAGCCGTACCCTGTCAGGTGAAATCCGCGAATCACAGAACCAGCTCAAAGACCTGAATACGCAGGCCCGTCAGATAGAGGGCTTCCGTAAGGTCAGCGCGCAAATGGCCGTTACCGGGCGCTCACTCGACGATGCCAAAGCAAAAACGGCTGCGCTGGCACTGGCTGTGCGTAATTCCACAAACCCGACCCGCGCACAGATTAAAGAGCTGGAGAATGCCCGGCGCAGTACAGCGGAGCTGCAAACGAAATTTGACAGTCTGCGCGTGGCCGTGCAGCGCCAGCGTACCTCCCTGCAAGAGTCAGGTATTGATACGCGGAATTTATCTGCCGCTGAACGCCAGTTACGCAGCAATATCGCCCAGACCACCACAGCAATGGAGCGCCAGCGTGCAGCTCTGGCGCGCGTAAGCCAGCAACAGGAAAAGCTCAACGCGGTGAGTGAGCGTTACGAGCGTGGCCGGGCGATGGTTGCCGGTGCGCGCAATGCCAGCGCCGCCGCGCTGGGGCTGGGTACGGCGGGATTGTATGCGGGCAGCGCATTAATGGCCCCGGCAGTGCACGCTGAAAAAAGCGGTGCGCTGATTGCGGCGCGCCAGGGGGAAGACAGCGCCAGCGGCAAAGAATATGCGGGCGTGATCAAGAGCATTAACGCCTCGGGTGTCAGTAGTGATCTTGAACAAATCACAGAAGCCGTGTCAGCGGTACGCAGCACCCTGGGCGCAATGGGGGATGTGGGCGAGGCTGAATTAGATCGCATCAGCCGTAAAGCGCTGGATATGCAGACGGCTTTCGGCAGTGAAGCCGCTGAGAGTATTCAGATTGCGGGCATCATGATGAAGAACGGGCTGGCAAAAAACAGCGATGAAGCGCTCGATCTCATCGTGTCCGGGATGCAGCGCGTGTCCGCGCAGATGCGCGGGGAGATGCCGGAAATCCTTCACGAATACTCGACCCACTTCCGCAACCTCGGCTTTACCGGGGCTGAGGCCATGTCGTTGCTTGTCGATATGTCGAAGCAGGGTAAATTTGCCCTGGATAAAACCGGCGATGCGATCAAGGAGTTTTCGATCCGTGGTTCGGACATGTCTAAAAACAGCGTGGCGGCCTATAAGCAAATTGGCCTGGACGCGGAGAAAATGTCTAAGGCGATTGCCACCGGCGGCGAAAACGCGCGTGTGGCGATGCAGAAAACCGCGCGCGGCCTGTTGTCGATTAAAGACCCGGCTGAACGCGCCAATGCTGCTATAGCGCTGTTTGGTACGCCCATTGAAGATTTATCCATCGATCAGATCCCCAAATTTCTCGGCGCGCTGGCCGGGGCAAAGAACCGGCTCGGTGACGTAAGTGGTGCAGCGGAGAAAATGGGTGACACGCTGCGCGATAATCTGGCCGGAGATGTGGCGAAGCTGGATGGTTCTTTTGCAGGGCTGCGCCTGACAGTATTTTCCAGCATGACCGACAAACTGAGAACACTCACCCAGACGGCAAACAAATGGCTCGACAGGCTCAACGTGTGGGTGAAAGCAAACCCTGAACTGGTATCAAAAATTGTACTGGTTGCCGGTGCTGTAACGGGATTTATTGCCGTCCTGGGCGGCCTTGGTCTGGTGTTGTGGCCGGTAATGGCGGGGGTTAATGCCCTGATTGCGGGGGCGGGGTTTTTAGCTGCCGGATTTAGCATTGCCGGGACGATAATTGCATCCTCTGTCGGGGCGATCATCTGGCCTGTTATCGCCGTCGGTGCGGCCATTGTCGCCGCCGCTTTACTTATCCGTAAATACTGGGAACCGATCAGCGCTTTCTTCAGTGGTGTGGTGGAGGGGCTGCGGGCCGCGTTCGGGCCGGTGGCCGAAATCTTTACGCCGCTTAAGCCGATGTTCGACACCCTGGGCGGATATCTGCAAAAGGTCTGGCAGTGGTTTAACGATCTGATTGCACCCGTTAAGTCTACTCAGGAAACCCTCGACAGTTGCCGCAATGCAGGTGTGACCTTTGGTAAGGGGCTCGCTGATGCACTTAATTTGCCGCTAAAGACGTTTAACAAGCTGCGGGAAGGCATTGACTGGGTGCTGGAAAAGCTCGGGATCATTAACAAGCAATCGGGCGACCTTGACCAGAAGGCCGCAAAAGCCGAAGCCGCGAAGAATAAAAGCTACGTTCAGCCCACCGGTGCCTATACAGGTTATCTGCCGTATCAGTCGGCACCTGTGGCGGGGGCGGGTGCGGGGCCAGCTATTACCCAGGGCCATGCATCTTATGCGCCCGTGACCGCTGCCGCCGGTCGCTCTTATGTCGATCAAAGCAAAAATGAGTATCACATTACTCTACAGGGGGGCGCTGCGCCTGGAACGTCACTTGACCGCCAGTTACAGGACACGCTTGAAAAGCATGAGCGCGATAAACGTGCCCGCGCGCGGGCCAGTATGTTGCACGACGGATGAGGCCATTCACCAATGATGCTCGCACTTGGAATGTTTGTTTTTATGCGTCAGACGCTGCCTTACCAGAGTATTCAGCGTGATACAGATTACCGGTGGCCGTCAAACAGCCGCGTGGGTTTGCGTGACACTTTTCAGTTCCTCGGCCCCGGTGAGGAAACCGTCACGCTTTCCGGCGTGCTGTACCCGGAGCTTACTGGCGGAAAGCTGACGATGACCACGTTAAGGCTGATGGCCGATGAGGGGCGGGCGTGGCCGCTGATTGATGGCACCGGCACGATCTACGGCATGTTTATCATCAACAACGTCAGTGAAACCGGGAGCCTTTTATTTTCCGACGGCACGCCGCGCCGGACTGACTTCACGCTGAAACTGACCCGTGTTGATGAATCACTGGCCGCGCTTTATGGCGATATCGGGAAACAGGCCGAATCGCTGATCGGCAAAGCTGGCGATCTGGCCGGGAAATACACCGGCTTACTGGGGGGCTGATAATGCTGGACGCAATGACAAATGAGGCGGGCGGCGTCATGACGCCTGATTTTTTGCTGGAGCTTAACAGCCAGGATATTACCGGCAATATCAGCGCCCGGTTGTTGAGTCTGACGCTCACGGATAACCGGGGGTTTGAGGCTGACCAGCTTGATATCGAACTGGATGATGCCGACGGGCTGGTCGCGCTACCCATTCGCGGCGCTGTGCTCACGCTTTACCTGGGCTGGAAAGGTTTTGCTCTGGTCGGCAAAGGCAGTTTTACCGTTGATGAAGTTGAGCACCGGGGTGCGCCGGATACCGTCACCATTCGCGCCCGCAGCGCTGACTTTCGCGGGACGCTCAACTCACGTCGTGAAGGTTCATTTCACGACACCACGCTCGGTATAATCGTTGAGACTATCGCCGCGAGGAACAAACTGGCCGCAGGCGTCGCGCCGGAGCTGGGCGAGATTAAAATCCCGCACATCGATCAATCTCAGGAATCGGACATCAAATTTTTGACGCGCCTTGCGGAGCGCAACGGCGGCGAGGTGTCTGTGAAGATGGGAAAACTGCTGTTTCTGAAAGCGGGTAAAGGCGTGAACGCCAGCGGCAAGCCGCTGCCGCAAATCACGATTGCCCGCAGCGACGGGGATCGGCACAGCTTTGCCATTGCTGACCGTGGCGCTTACACCGGCGTAACGGCGAAATGGCTGCACACCAAAGACCCGAAGCCGCAAAAGGAAAAGGTGAAGCTCAAGCGCAAACCTAAAACGCATAAGACTGACGGCGATAAACATCCGAAAGCCAAACCGGTGAAAGTGCCGGAAGCGCGCGAGGGCGAGTATATGGCCGGGGAAGCAGATAATGTTTTTGCACTGACAACCATCTATTCAACAAAAGCCCAGGCGATGCGTGCAGCGCAGGTTAAGTGGGATAAATTGCAGCGCGGCGTTGCTGAGTTCTCCATCAGCCTCGCCACTGGCCGGGCTGATATTTACCCGGAAATGCCGGTGAGGGTTACGGGCTTTAAGAAGATTATTGATGAGCAGTCGTGGACGATTACAAAAGTGACGCACTCGCTGAGTAATAACGGCTATACGACGGCACTGGAGCTGGAAGTCAGGATTTCCGACGTTGAATATGAAGAGGAAGGCGAAGCGGAATAAATCATCAATTAAGAGATTTATTTATTCTCAAAAGTGAAGCGAAACGGTAAGATTAATCTCATACGCGATGATAAAAGGTGGCACTATGTTTCACTGTCCAAAATGCAAGCAAGCGGCGCACGCCAGAACCAGTCGTTATGTGACGGAAAACACCAAAGAGCGTTACCATCAGTGCACCAACATCAATTGCAGTTGCACATTCGTAACGATGGAATCTGTGCAACGTTTAATCGTGACGCCAGGCAAAGTTAATTTCGCACCACCTCACCCAAGCCCTAACGGGCAACAGCAAATGTGGCTTTAACATAGACCCCGCTAAGCGGGGTTTTTTATTGAATGTCGTCCGATAGGAAAAAAACCTGCTGCCATTTTGCTGCCAATTGCTTCCAAAGAAATAAAAAAGCCACCTCGAAAGGTGGCTTAATTATATGATTTCACTGCTAAAATTTGGTGGCCCCTGCTGGGTTTGAACCAGCGACCAAGCGATTATGAGTCGCCTGCTCTAACCACTGAGCTAAGGGGCCGTGGCGGGGGATTATAATGTAACTTCTGCCTGCAATCCAGCCATAAGCGCATACCTGCCGTTTTTATAAACAACATATTATCAATCCTTTATACTTTAATAATTACTCATTCACTGGGGTTGTAAATGATTAACGATATTCTCGCGCCGGGCCTGCGGGTGGTGTTTTGCGGCATCAATCCTGGCAAGTCGTCGGCGTATACGGGCTTTCATTTTGCACATCCGGGCAACCGCTTCTGGAAGGTCATCTATCAGGCGGGTTTTACGGATGAGTTGCTCAAGCCGGAGGAGGAGATGCGGCTGCTGGATACCCGTTGTGGCATCACCATGCTGGTAGAGCGCCCGACGGTGCAGGCCAGCGAAGTCGGGCTGCATGAGTTACGCAGCGGCGGGCGTGAGCTGATTAAGAAAATTGAGGATTACCAGCCGGATGCGCTGGCGATCTTAGGTAAGCAGGCGTACGAGCAGGCGTTCAGCCAGCGTGGGGTGAAATGGGGGAAGCAGCAGATTACCATTGGCGCGACACAGGTGTGGGTGCTGCCGAATCCCAGCGGGCTGAACCGGGCGACGCTGGATAAGCTGGTGGAGGCGTACCGGGAGCTGGACGAAGCGCTGGTGGTGCGGGGGCTTTAGCGCGGAGTTGGGTTTTCCCCTCACCCTGGCCCTCTCCCCGTGGGAGAGGGGATGGATTGAGCGCGAGGCTGGCTTTTTTCTTCCCGTGGGGGAGGGGATGACCTGCTCACAAAACAAAAAGCTCCCTTTCGGGAGCTTTTTAATCATCGTGTGCAAACGGACAAATTAATCGTCCAGGAAGCTACGCAGCACTTCAGAGCGGCTCGGGTGGCGCAGTTTGCGCAGGGCCTTCGCTTCGATCTGACGGATACGTTCGCGGGTAACGTCGAACTGTTTACCCACTTCTTCCAGCGTATGGTCGGTGTTCATATCGATACCGAAACGCATACGCAGCACTTTTGCTTCACGGGCGGTGAGGCCAGCCAGTACGTCGTGCGTGGCGGCACGCAGGCTCTCGGTAGTCGCAGAGTCCAGCGGCAGCTCGAGGGTGGTATCCTCGATGAAATCACCCAGATGCGAATCTTCATCGTCGCCAATCGGCGTTTCCATGGAGATCGGCTCTTTGGCAATCTTCAGCACTTTACGGATCTTGTCTTCCGGCATCAGCATGCGTTCGGCCAGTTCTTCCGGCGTCGGCTCGCGGCCCATCTCCTGCAGCATCTGGCGGGAAATACGGTTGAGCTTGTTGATCGTCTCAATCATATGCACCGGAATACGGATGGTGCGCGCCTGGTCAGCGATAGAGCGGGTGATCGCCTGACGGATCCACCAGGTTGCGTAGGTGGAGAACTTGTAACCGCGACGGTATTCAAACTTATCAACCGCTTTCATCAGGCCGATGTTGCCTTCCTGAATCAGATCGAGGAACTGCAGACCACGGTTGGTGTATTTCTTGGCGATAGAAATAACCAGACGTAAGTTTGCTTCCACCATCTCTTTCTTCGCACGGCGGGCTTTCGCTTCACCGATGGACATACGACGGTTGATGTCTTTAACCTGCTCGATGGTCAGGCCGGTTTCTTCCTCGATCTGATGCAGTTTTTGCAGGCCGCGATGCACATCTTCAGAGACGTCATGCAGCTTTTCAGACCAGGGTTTGTTCATCGCGATAGCCGCGTTAAACCAGGTTTCGCTGGTTTCATTGCCGGTGAACAGGGTGATGAAGTTCTTCTTCGGCATTTTGCACTGCTCAACGCACAGCTTCATGATCAGGCGTTCCTGGGTACGCACGCGGTCCATCATTACGCGCATGCTGTTGACCAGGTAGTCGAACTGTTTTGGCACCAGACGGAACTGCTTGAACAC